CCCCACGTGGGGTATTGAGTGGTTGTCATCACGAGCCCTCCATGGGATTTCCCCATGGACCGCTGACATTCCCTGTCGCCACTTCTAGATCTTCCCCACACACATGGGTTGCCCCACGAGGCTTTCACAAAGAACCACCAATGTGAACGTGTGAGTGTCCCGCAAGATCCTTCCCGCAACGACAAGACTGCGATTTTCCCTACAACCTAAGCTTGAGTAGCTGTAGGCACTGGGCCTATTAACCTAATTCTGTACCTAATAAACAAAGTTCCTAATGCTTTAGAAGCTTGGTCAACTCCGTTAGAGGCTACGTGGAGCTCACCAAAAGAGTATAAATTTGCTAAACCCCCTCCTCCTGTTCCGATAATTGCAGACATGCCCCCATCAGTGGTCATTTTAAAGCGTTTTGGGGTGCCGTTGGACAACTTCAACACATGTTGGGGAACCTCAAAGGAAACAACATTTCCAACTGGGGCCCCAAACCTTTGCAAGAAAGCCCCTCCGTCACCTCCAGCATAGACGGGTGCCATCAACGACTGCTCAGACGACAGCATTTGAGCCATGGAAGTGGGTGCCGAATCTCTGATGTCACTGTAGAAACATAGTGCCACTGACCCAGGTGTGGTGGTTGGAACAGCTGGTACGTATGTGTACTCAACACGATGGACCTCGTACTCTCCATAGGAACTAGATATACCTTTTAACCAATTGAACCCGGAAAATCCGGGAAATTGTGTTAAAGTTTCTACCTTGAACCCTCCGGAGGTGGCTGATGCGACGAAGTCATACATAGCTTCAGTACGCTCAACGTAAAGGTCAGTACCACTAAAAGCCCCAGATACAGTGCCGAGTCCTGCAAACTTAACATACGATTGGCCTCCGACAGTCCCACCAGCGTTCCTATAAGACACTGAACCAAGACTGCCTTTATTAACTTTCTTTTTGTTTTGTTTTCCATTTGGTACTGCTGTAACTACTATCTCCCTATACTTGGGAGGTCTACTATCTGTTCTATTCATAACTTAATAACGCGGTAAACTGTTATCCACCAGAATGCTAACCTCACTATAACTACTCTGGTCCGTTATCTCACAATTTCCAAGGGAAAGGGCTCGGAAACGCTGTTCCAGCGCCTCCTGATTGTCGGGAGTAATGCCAAATGCCAGCCAAAACGAATATCTGGACTTAGCGCAGATACCACGTTCTTGTTGAGCAATCTTGGGAATCATCATCCACATACCGCTTTCATGGATCGATCGGTTGATGGTATCTCGTGAGGTAGTCTTGATGTTGGATTCGGGATATATTCCGTAAAAATCATATAGCACAGGAATACCGACAGTGAGACTCTTGCCCCCATGTCGCATCGCATTGAACCATCTTGTTTTGACATGGGACTCCTTACAATTCAATGTCGACGTCAAATCCTTTGCCATACTAACTCTGGGGTCTCGAACCATCCTGTACCCAACACCATCAAACACTGGCTGCGTTTGACAGAAGACAATTTGCTCAAACTCGTACACTGGATCCTCCACCTTCATGGTGAATCCAGCCGATTTGAACCAGTCTTGCAAATTGTTAAGTTTGACCAAAGAATCCTCTTCAAGGATCAATACGCAATCATCACCATTGTTGGCGAGACGGAAATGACCAATCCCTAACGACTTGCAATAACTATACACCATCGCACACATAATTAAACAATTCCCTGACGACGTATTCATATCCCCACTCATCCTACATCCGTCAGTGGTGTACTTGATCACTCCATCATCTGTGTAAACCCTACCGTAATTGTTTAACTGCATGCCCAGCAGGCGTCCCAACTCCATTTTCTCAGCACACAATAGCTGCCAAATCTTGTGCTCCCATTTAAGTGCAGATTTGGATATGTGCTGATCGAATCGGGATGCATCGAGCCCAACTGCAACGGGTGTCTTGAATTCGTCCCACATTGCCTTTAAGCTAGTTGCCACACCGATACAATCCATCCCCTTAAGAACAGTATCACCACCAAACACTTTACCTATTTCTCTAAAAAGTGGTTTCTCTACGTGTTTAATATGCCGCCCAAGAGCGGCCCCATACCTAAATGTCCTTGGCTGGATAAGTCGTGGACATGGGTCTGGTTTTGCGGTGAAATTAATTTTCTCTACTTTTACAAAAGAATTCACATGTGCATCCTTATGGATTACTGGATCGCGAACCAGTGATTGCACTGCCTCCAAGTATCGTTTCTTCTTAGCGCCGTGATAAGAATCAACAAATTGATCCCAAGTCAACGGAGGAATTGGATACGAAGTGTCTACAATGACATTTTCCCTGAATTTGGTAGCAAACGGTTGCATCATGTGACTAAAGGCCTCATCTGATGCCGGTCTGGGTGGTTCCATAAGCCCTCCATGTCCGTCGGGGACGAACATGACTCGCTCAGCAACCGCCCTCTTAGCATTAATGAGGTTGTGGGCATGTACCCCATACCGTACATCCGCACATATACCACTAAACCTATAATAATATTTCCTACGGTAACTAGTGGGTACCCTCGGATTAACTTCCACCCCACTCACATCACCATGGTCAATCCCAGTGGTGATTTGTGGAAGCCTCCGCAGGCACCCCTATTTGGTGCCATCAAGGCCAAGGGAGACACAAGCCTCCTTGGTCTTATGGACTGCCAATGCCAAAATCTCATCACAGATGGTCTCACTATGCCTCGGTAAAAAGTACATAGTTGTAGCCACTGCATGATCCCGTGCCACGTCACACACCCGCATTCCCAACCCCCCGTTCTTGACGGATGCCAACATGTGGTCTCTAATGACCTTATCAACCACCATGCGATTAGCCTCCGTGTCACGGAGGCGTCCCAGTTTGACCTCAGCAAACTGGCTGGCCTTAATTATGGCCGGCAATTTTTTAGTGCGTAACTTGCGTTTAATGTTGCGCCCCGCCTTGTTAATAAACATAACCTCAGCCCCCTCATCCACATCATCCACGTCATTCTTTAGGTCTACCAACTCCTTACGAACTTCTCTAATGTGCTGTTTGCCAAAGTAACGATATGCACAATATCCAATGGCGGCGCATCCCATCGCTAGTAATCCATAGGTTAACTTCATACTGGTAAGG